CTTTTTTTCACGTGAATTGAGTCTGGGCGTGTTTCCCTACTTACTATCCGTTGAATAATATCTCTTGGATAATATTTGTTGAATAGTTGATAATTACTGGAATAAAAGGTACGCTTTTCCCACGCAATATACGTTTACGAGGTGTAAGATGAGTAAGTCAGTAAGGAGTAGCCCACCGGAGTCGGTGAAGGACATTGCAGAGCATGAACGGTATCGGACGCTTTATGATGATATCACTGCCAACGGCACTACGATCCAGTATGCAGACCGACACGCGTTGGGTGAGCTTGCTTGTATGTTATGTCTTGCCGACAATCTTCGCCAAGAGTTGCGAGACAATGGTTCCTCTATGGAGGTGACCGGCGACAGGGCCATGATAACCAAGAAAAATCCTGCTGGCGACCTATTACTCCGACTTGGTCCGCAGATCAAAGCGATGCTCAATGAGTTCAAGATGACCCCGATGAGTCGCGGTAAGCAGTTCGGTGGTGTCGGTGAGACACATAAAACAACCAACGATGGTTTTGACGAGGTGTGATAAATGTCTCCAGTAAAAAGAGTTCGTTGCACTTATTGTGGAAGTAACCAGCACGAGGTCAAATACTGCAAGAAAACTTGGGCTGGTCAGTCGAACATAAATAACCGTCGTTGTTCTTACTGTGGTGATAAAAATCACGAGAGAAAGGATTGTCCAAAAGCATGGTAAACATCGAGCAATACGCATTCCCCGAGCTGGTTCCAGGCGATCAGGACTGGCGTTGGTGTCATCGGTATGCCTACGACATAGTGAAGGGAAATATTCCGTCGTGCCAAAAAATGAAGTGGGCAGCACTGCGTCATTTCCGTGACCTGGAGAATGACGAGTTCTATTTTGACGAAGTAGCTGCACACTCAATTGTGAAGTGGTTTGAGTTCTGCCCGATCATTAAAGGACCGAAAGCAGGTAAACCAACTCGACTTGACCCAAGTCAGATATTTATCGCCTGTTCTGTGATGGCCTGGAAATGGAGTGAGGACTTATTCGAGGTTGACGAAGACACTGGTATCACCATGCAGGTGAGACACGCAGGTAAGCGTCGGTATAACCAGATGTATGCACAGGTCAGCCGTAAATACGGTAAGACCACATTTACAGCCGGTCTCATCCTCTATGTGATGTATAAATACGGATACGGCCCTCGTGCATTCTCACTGGCGACAAAGCGTGACCAGGCAAAAGAGGTCTGGTCTGTAGCTCATAAAATGGTTAAACTTTCACCACGTCTTGGTCAGATATTTGAGGCTCGGGCCAATGATATCCAGATGCCAAACAAGGGTGGTGAGTTCAAGCCGCTGGCATCAGACAGTAACTCACTCGATGGTCTTGACCCCATAGCGGCTTGCCTTGACGAATGTCATGCAATCAAGGACCGGAACCTATACGGTGTTCTCATCTCGGCGTTCGGTGCGAACGAAGGTGGTGAGTTTCTATTCGCGGTAATCACCACTGCCGGTTTCATTCTCGATGGTCTTTGTACCGACCTCTATAAGAACGGGACAAGGGTGTTAAACCCAGATGACCCAACCACACAGGAAAACTATTTCTACGCAATATTCGAGATTGACGCTGATGATGACTGGAGCGAGGAACGAGCTTGGTTCAAATCTAACCCTGGTCTTGTCTATGGTCGTCCTTCTATCCAGTACCTCCGTGACCGGTATCAAGAAGCGGTGATGAGTGTCGAGGAAAAGGCTAACTTCCTAACCAAGCACTGCAACGTGTTTGTCAACGGTGCTGACAAATGGCTTGACATCACTGAGGTGAAAGCGAATCGAGTACCTGGTCTTGATATCGAGAAATTCCGTGGTCGGAAGGCATATCTCGGCATTGACCGAGCGCAGGTACATGACATCTGTAGCTTCTGTGTGTTGATTCCTGACGATGTCGGAGGTGCTGATGTGTTCTGGGTTAACTTGTTGCCGAAGAAGACTGTAGACGCCGCTGGGGACTACCTGAAGAGTGTCTACGTGAAAGCCATTGAGTCTGGTGACCTGCGCGTGGTGATGACACCGACTGTAAGAAACGAAGATGTAAAGAAAGTTGTTGCTGAGCTGGACGAAATGTTTGACCTTGAGGCTATACCATATGATCCTTGGCATTTCAGGGAAATAGCAGAAGAGTTAGAAGGTCTCGGATACCCTGTTCTCAGCGTAAGTCAAGGCACAGGAAATATGAGCGAACCAGCAAAGAAAGTTGAAGGATTGGTGAAAGAAAAACAATTAAGATATGACTCTGGTCTGTTCGAGTTTGCTTGCTCGTGTGCTCTGATGAACATGACCCGTCAGAATAACATGCAGGTCTATCGTGATAACCCGAAGACAGACAAGATTGACCCGTTGATAAGTCTGATCATCACATTGTCAGCAGCAACACTTGGCAAAATTGAAAAGAACATATATGAAGAACGTGGAATGATGTTTATATGACTGATACACTCACATTATTTGTCAAAGGATAAGCTAAATGAAATGGTGGCCGTGGTCTAATCAGAAAAGTGAGGGTAAGTCGGCCCCTCTTAGCCCCAGTGATGGGTCTATTGTCATTGACGTGGCTGGGATCCGAAATTCCGGCCCGTTTTCATCCGAATTGGCACTCAAGATTGAGGCCGTATTTGCTTGTCTGCGCGACAAGAGCGAAACTGTCGGTCAGATTCCGGTGAAAATGTACAAGAAAGGTGCTACAAAAAAGGCACGTGAAGAGGTCATTTCTGGTCGAAATCACCGTATTTTTTGTGAAAAACCGTGCGATTACATGACAATGCAGTCATTTATGGAGATGTTGGTTGTATCTCTCGAACGGTTCGGTGCTTTCTATGCTTACATAGAAAAGAATGACCGTGGCAACCCGATGTCAATCATCCCTTTTCGTTTCCAGGCCAACATCCGACCGAATATGGATGTCAACGGACGTGTGTACTACACCTATTTGAAAAATGACGGAACTCAGGGTGAACCGTACCAACTTGAAGACCTTTTCATCATCAAAGGATTCACTCTTGACGGGTATACAGCAGTAAGCCCTCTGGTTCAGACTGCTAATATGCTTGGGATCGCAGATGCTCAGGAATCAAGTCAGCTTGAGACGCAAAGCAAAGGTATTACTGCCCAGATGGCCCTCTCAACAGATCAAGTGTTTAAAGATGTGAACATGAAGCAACGTCTAAAGGACGAATGGGACGAGTTTCGTGGCCCAGAAGGTCGGACAAAAATACCAATCTTTGAGCAAGGTCTGAAACCAGTTAGTCTTAAGCTGACACCAGCTGAGACCGAGCTGCTGAAGAACCGTGAGTACACAGTAAACCGTATCTGTCGTGCTTTCCGTGTACCTATTCATCGTGTTGGTGTCGCTTCAACCAATGTAGGCACAGGTAATGTGTTTGAGCTTGATGAGGCGTATATGCGCGACTCACTCAACCCAATCCTGAAAAAAGCTGAGACAGCGTTCAACGAGATTGTTCCTGATGGGTTTGAGATTGAGTTTGACCGTAACGCTTTTTACTCCGGCTCACCGTGGCGACTCCTGCAACACATCGAGAAGGCTGTCAAAGGCGGCTTAATGACTGTTAATGAAGGTCGTAAAGCCCTTGGTTGGGAACCTGTTGAAGGCGGTGACGTGTTTGCCATCGACAATAACAACGTGGTATACGGATTCTGGAATGAACTTGAACAGATGCAAGAGCGTCTGTATGGAAATAAACCAAAACCCACTGAGGTGAACAACAATGGGCAATAAAACTCTCAGACATGTCACCGTTCCAATGTTTGACTTTAAGTACGACAGTGAGAGTGGTGAGTTCACATGTTATGGTAACGTAAAAAACATCATAGACCATGCCGGTGACCGTACTGTCAACGGGTGTTTCGTAAAGTCGATTGAACGACATAAGTCGAATCGAACCATGCCGAAACAACTGTGGATGCACAATCCGAGAGAGTTGCCCGTAGGCCCCTGGTTGGATATGAAAGAAGACGATATTGGACTTTTTCTAAAGGGTCGTCTTTCTGATACAACCACTGGTCGGGATATTAGAATTCTCGCAAAAGACGGTGCTCTTGATAGTTTTTCCATCGGGTATATTGTAAATGAGGAACGGTGGAACCGAGATTTAATGTGTAATGACTTAATTGACGTTGACATCAAAGAAGTCAGTTGGGTTAACTTTGCGTGTAACGAAGCCTCGCAGCTGGTTGATATCAAGTCGAAACTTGGTGACGGTAAGGTGTTAACCAAGGCTGAACTCCGACTATTGCTTGAAAGTGTTCCGGCTGGTCTGAGCAAGCGTCAAATCGAGCGGATTACTGCCGACTACAAACCGTCTGGTGAAGAATTAGATTTGAAAACGCTTGAGGAATACGATTTCTTCAAGTAACCTTTTGTCATCGTGTGGATACATTGATACCGCTTGGATAAGCGTCAGGTAATAACACAACCAAATTCATCAAAGAGGTCTATTATGGACGAAAAGTTGAAAGAATTGCTTGAAAAAGCTCAAGCAAATTTTAATGAGCAACGTGAGAAAAACGATGCTCTGACCAAGCAAATCACGGATCTGAACGACAAGCTGAAAAGCGTTACCGAGCAGATGGAAAAAGGTGACGGCGGTAAGTCTGAAGAGCTGACCAAGAAGTTGGAAGAGCTGATGGACGAAATCAGCGACCTCCGTTCCAAGTACAAGGCTCCTGCTACTGTCATCACTGATGCAGACCAGAAGAAAGCTATCCAGCAGATCGTGATGAAGTCCTTCGGTTCTTTCATGAAGAAGAACAAAGGCACTCAGGGCGATGTGGTTGAAGGTCTCCAGAATGAGATCGAGCTTCAGATCAAGACCCTGAACCTGTCCACTCCGGCACAGGGTGGTTATGCAGTCATGGAAGTTCTTTCCATGGATGTGCTCGACCATGCTCGTGAGTTCAGCCCTGTTGTTCAGCAAATCATGCTGAAGTCGGACATGACTCGTGACTACCGTCAGCTCATCAAGATCACCTATCCGTCCATCGCGGAAGGTATCGAAAACGTGGCTGGTACTGTACCGGCTGAAACTAGCACCCAGACTTATGCTGAAGTTAAGTCCAAGGTGTTCAAGCTGTATGCTCAACCGCGCATCACCAATGAAGCCCTGATGGGTGCTGACATCAACGTCTATCAAGACCTGATCACCAGCCTGGGTGAAGAAATCGGTATCTATCTGGCAGCCCAAATCCTGTACGGTGACGGTACTGACCTAAATGCTCGTGGTATTCTGTCGAGCTCTCGTGTTGATATCACTGACGGCACTGGTAAATCCTGGTTGCCAACTTTGACTCCGACCGGTGTTGGTGCTCGTCCGTCTGACTACTTCCCTGCTCTGGGTACTGGTGTTTCGGCTGACTTCGGCGCTGACGACGTCGCTCGGGTTAACTTCCTGATCGATGCAGAAGCGGCATTGCCGACCCGTTTCCTGGTTAATGCCAAGTGGCACATGAACCGGAAAACGCTGGCTCGCTGGAAGAAAGTCCGTTTTGATGATGGCAAACCTGCTCTGATCTGGGACTTCATCGAAGGTACTCGTGGTCGTGTGCCGCTGCTTAATGGCTATCCCGTCGTCATTGACGACACTTTGCCGGATGTTGCAGCAAACTCCACCCCGATGATCTTCGGTGACCTGAGTCGTGCATTTGCTTATGCACCTGGTGACATCGACCAGATGCTGCTGGACCCGTACACCAAGAAGGGTAACCTGATCGTTTATGTGGAAAAGAATTTCTTCGAGATGGTTCAACGGTCTGATGCAATCCTGGTGATTGCCTGTACCACTAACGACGGTACTGTGTAACAGTTCCCCCCCTAAGATAAAGGCCACCTCAGTGTGGCTTTTTTGTTCCCGTTGGTTTAATATCACTCATGCGGCTCACCCGACGGGGGACAGAGCGGAACTCAGACCGTTTTGCCGCATTTCTTCAATCTGAGACATCTGCTGAGAGATGAGACAATGCCTGCTAAATTAACCACATCTGAATTTATTGCTCGTGCTTGTGCTGTCCATGGTGACAAGTACAAATATGAGTTTGTTGACTATCAAGCTGCACACACTAAAGTCATGATTTTTTGCCCTGAACATGGACTTTTTGAACAATCACCATCTGACCATCTTTCTGGTAGAGGGTGTAAGGAGTGTGGTGTTTCTGCAATAGGTGACAGAAAAAGGTCAACCACAGGACAGTTCATAGAAAAAGCCAAGTCAGTACATGGTGACAAGTATGACTACTCATTAGTTAAATACAGTACAACACACGAAAAAGTGAATATTATCTGCAAAGAACATGGTTCATTTACTCAAAGACCATCAAAGCATTTGTCTGGTCAAGGTTGTAACCAATGTTTTGGTGGAGTAACAGACACAAGTGGTACATTTATAGAAAAAGCCAAACTGATTCATGGTGACACATACAATTATTCAAAGTCTGAGTACAAAGGGTCACAAGAACCATTGACTATAATTTGCCCTCAACATGGTCCGTTCCAGCAAACACCAGATAACCACTTAAACCAACATTCTATTTGCCCAAAATGCACAGGCCGACAATCCAAACCCGAGCTTGAAATCATTGAGCTGATAGAGTCACTCGGGCTGCAAGTAGTTCACGGTGACAGGAGTGTTATCAAGCCTCTCGAGATAGACATCCTGGTTCCAGAGGCTAAGTTGGCAATTGAGTTCAACGGGAACTACTGGCACTCGGACAAGCAGAAACCAAAGAGCTACCACTTTGACAAGACCAAGGCGGCCAATGAAGCTGGTTACCGGATGATCCACGTTTGGGAAGGTGACTGGGATGCACGGAAATACCAGATAAAGCGGATCATCATCAATGCCTGTGGTAAGACCAATGAGAAGCCTCTCAATGCACGTGATTGCACTGTGCAGGAAATTGAGATGAAGGTTGTCAACGAGTTCCTGGACGACAACCACATTCAAGGTCGAGTTCACCAAGCAAAGATAAGGCTGGGGTTGGTTCATAAAATTGAAGGACTAGTTGCAGTCATGACCTTCGGGAAAGGCACCAATATCCGTGGCAATGCCAGACTCAACGCTGAGGCAGCATCAGAGGTGCCATGGAACCTCACCAGGTATGCAGCCAAGCATAGTGTAAGGGGTGGTGCATCAAAGCTGTTCAAGGCTGCTGTGACTAGTTATGAGCTGACATTCGTGGAAAGCTACTCCATGAACGACTACTTTACCGGTGGCATGTACCAGCAACTCGGGTTTGAGCAAACCACAGCGTATGGCGCTGATTACCGTGTCTATCATCCAAAGACAGGGATGAAATTTAAGTATCACTGGCAGCGCCGGAACATCCCGAATGTGCTCAGAGACATTGGTCGAGAAGATATTGTGTTTAACCCAGACAAGTCCATTGACCCGCGAACCGAGTTTGAAATTGAAGACCTGGCAGGTGCAATGAGATTGTGGGATTCAGGTAAGACAAAATGGACATGGCATGCTACTCTGTAGTCGCCAAATAACAAGAGAGGTAATCATGGAATTCAAACTGCGAAATGACCTGCTGGTTCTGCTTCAGGACAACGCAACGGCTTTTACCATTGCGAGTAAATTCGTAGACAGCGACGAAAAACTTCAGGTGTTCACTCGTCAGTACACCAAGCAATATCAACCTATTCATGGCGATAGTGTGGCGAACTCGGCTGCTGTTGAACGAGCTTCGTCTGTGGCTACTGATGTATCGACTACCCTGTGGGAACAGTGCTACACTCAGTGAGTCCTCTGCCAACAACTTTAGCCACCCTAACCGGTGGCTTTTTTTATTGACAACGGTTAATCTGTAACCATTGCATTGGAGGAACCATGTATAAAAAGATTGTCTCACAGGCACCACTGACAGGACTGGTGACACTTGAAGAGGTGAAGCGACAATGTCGTGTATTCACGACCTTCGAGGACGCTTATCTGTCGAGCCTGATACCAACTTATACCAAGATGGCACAGAGCTACACTGGCAGGATGCTGACACAGGGCTCTGCCGTCGCAGTGGTGCATAGCTGGCAAAGCTCGGTCATACTCCCCTTCGGTGAGGTCACGGAAGTCACCAAGCTCGTTCTGGACAACACAGAGAGCACTGAATTCACCTTCGACGACATCAGTCAGAAGATTTTCATCAATGCTCCGTACGCCACTGCACGGATTGAGTTCAACGCTGGTTACGCCACTCTGCCCGAGTCCGTTAAACAGGCTATTCTGGTGATGTGCTCGACAGCATACAACAACCGTGACGACTTCGTCCTCGGTCAGTCTGCCAACCAGATGCCTTCGACATCACGTGATCTTCTCGATAGGGTGCGTCTACCATGGCAATGAACATTACAGCCGGTCGGCTGCGCCACCAGGTCGAGTGGTATCAGCAAAGCTCTGACACCAATGAGTGGGGTGAGCCTGTGCCTCCCACCCTGGTTTATGATCCTGTTATGGCCGAGGTACAGGTAAAATCAGGTTCGGAGAATAATAGTTTCGGTGCCAATCTCACTGACGAGGTTGTCACTGTTCTTACCTGGTATGACCCTCGTGTCGGGAATGAACTTCTGATGAAATGGGTTGATACAGGTGTCATGTATGAGGTGAAGCACGTCAAACCTGATGAGCTGCGCCGTGGGATGATCGTAACATGTGAGGTTCAACGAGATGGCTGATACCACAGTAACAACGGTATTAAAAACAGAAGGATGGAAAGAGGTTGCGGCAGGAGTCACCGCTGGTTTCTTTACAGCAAACGACGAATGTCTGTACTGCATGAGTGCAGCAACACCAACACTGGTTTATGGTCACCGTTACAATGAAGGTGACTCAATCAATTTCGAAAAGTCAGCAGGCGACAAGATGTATTTCAAGTCAGACCTTCGTGATGCAGTAAACGTTGTTGTAACACCTAAATAAACGAGGTGACATATGGGTTTTGGTGGAGGATTACCTGGTCCTACCGGTCCTGCCGGTCCGACAATTGACCAGTTCTTGCAAGACATATTCAACTGGACAGGGTCTCAAACAGTATCTTCTGGAACTTTCAGGAATTTTTTTACTCTTTCCGGTATCACTAAGGCGTCAGGCGGTACACTTGGTGCAACTCAGACAGCAAGTTCTATAAAATTTCCTGCTCGGTCAAAATGGAGTCAGGTCATCTTCAGTGTTCGTATTACAGGAACAATAGGGGGTTCTAGTGGAACAGCACGAGAGTGGCTAACTCAGACTCGTCGAGTTGATGGTGTGACCGTAGTTGGTTCAGACGGAGATGTTAAAGTTGATGGAACAGACATCAGCAACAGAGACACTTCTTTGATTAGCTGGACCAGAGACGCGCTAGACCCTTTTACCGTTGATGGCGTACAAGTTGGTTTGCTAAATACAAGCAGTCAGACAATAACACTCACGTCAGTTTCTGTTCGAGTACAGAGGATAATTAATCCAGAATGAACACAGCACTGATAGCACTACTCAAGACCACCCTTGGTTCAGGTATCACCGTCTACAGTGGAACAGTACCAGAAGGTGTGACCAAACCTTGTGTTGGTACATCCATGGTCAGCAACGCAGACAGTAGAGTTATTTCCGGTAAGAAATACGGTAACGCTCAGGTTTATCGAGTTACTATTTTTGCACCAACAGAGTCGCAGATACAAGATATCCTTGATACTCTTGAGACTTTGGATAATACTAAGAACGCCGATTTTCAACGGATTTTTGGTCAGTGGATATTGACTGAAGCCAAGCAACCAGGTCAGGTTCTCGCAAGAGCTTTCTATGACCTAACTGTTTACATTTAGAGGAAAGAAATATGTCTAACGTGATCCTGATTGCAGGCACAATTGTCGAGATGGAGGTTGTCACAGGGCAAACCTCTACCTGGGCTGAAATCCCTCGACTTACAGAAATCGGGGCTGTGGGCGAGCAGAGTGAACCCAAAGAAAAGACGACTCTCTCTGACCGGATCAAGAAGTACGATTCTGGTATGCGTGATGCACCGGACAAGAACCTGAAAGGTCAGTATGTCCCGTTGCAACAAGCTGGTGACGAATTCTTTGACGAATACACCAAGCAGCAGGCGTTCATCAAGCGTTGCCGTGACGAAGAAGAATTCAACGTCCGAGTCAAATGGCCCGATGGTGAAGTCAACGGTTTCCTGTTCAAAGCCCTTGGTTTTGAGTGGGACGCAGGCAACCAAGAAGAGTGGAAGATGTTTACCGTCAATGGTAAGCAGAACTCACGTGTGGTCTATGACCTGACTGTTACTGGTACTGCCACTGTAGCAACAGCAGCCACCACTCAACTCGCAGTAACCACCACTCCGTCAGGTATTATCACCAATGATGGCACTGGCAGTGGTTCTGTTAAGTGGACCTCGTCTGACCCACTCAAGGCCACTGTTGACCAGAATGGTCTGGTGACAGGTGTCGCTGCCGGAACCACTATCGTCACCGCCGAGTTCCGTGGTGTCGTTGGTGAGCTGGAGATTACCGTATCATGAGTTTGACTTTCAAAACTGACGGTCTCGCTTTTATCGACGTTCCTGCCCCGTATTTTGGGCAGGACGTTGTGATCCGAGTGAACAAGCGAGCGGTTAAACACTATATCCGTTCTTCTCAGCTCAGTACCAAGGTTGCTGAACGAAAGGACATTACTGAGGGTGACAAGGTTGCCTATCACGTCGCTGCTGGTTTGATGTCGGTCTGCACCATCCCGAACACAGGTGAATTCGCTTTTGCTGATGAGCAGATTGACGACCTGGTTAACATGTTGCCGAAAGAACTCTATGAGTCTCTAGCTGTAGCTGCTTATTCACTCGACCCTATCTCAGTCGAGGAACCGAAGACACTGACAGCAAAAAAAAAGAAATCTTAGTCGACGGTAATATGCTGCTGGTAAAGCGTATTTGCCAGACATTACAGAGACCAGTGTTTGAAGTGATGGGGTGGCCAGCCTCAGAGCTAGAATACTGGTCTCTTTTCTTTTCTATCGATGACAACAAAGACCGTCCGATTATTGTCACCAAGACACCGGAAACAGTCAGTCTGGTTGAGTCCAAGAGTCGTTTCAGGGAGTTGATGAACTAATGGCAAAAGGTCTGTTTTCGTTAACCAGTACCGGTCTCAAGGAGTTCATCGAAGAGATGGAAGCCTTGGCTGACGCCATCCCTGAGATCAGCCTGAAAGCTCTTGCTGAACAAGAAAAGGTCGTTCAGGCGAAGATAAAGGAAAACTGGGTGTCGATGGTTGGCGGTCAACCAGGTGGATACGTTTTCTCGTCTGTCGGTCATTCTGTTGCCACCAGTAAAAGCGACCCTTACACTGTCATCGGGACAGTTGGTGTCTATAAAATCGACAGTGTGAGTGTCCAATTCGGAAAGACTGAAAAAGACCTAAACGCTGCTCAGATCGCCTACTGGGTCGAGTTCGGCACGTCACGTCTTCGTAATGGTGGGCGTAAAAAGAAAGGTGTCAACTACGACGATTCTCAGCTCATCAATGTCGCTGGTGTACCGTTCATCAGTAACGCTTTTTACTCCAGTCTGAATGAACAACAGGCTGCGTTCAAAGAAGAGTTCAACCGACTGGCCGACCAGTATCGATATACAGGATAACAACATATGAGCGACGCATTACGTTCGACAACGTTCCAGCTCGAATTTAAGGGTCAGGACGGTATCACAGGTATCAAGCAGTTCACCCGAGCTGTGACTGATGCTGACAAGACAGTCGAGGAACTCAGTGCAACCCTCGGTGAAAACGTCAGTGTCACCTACAAGACTGTTCAGAGCAGCCAGGAGCTGACTGCTGAGGCTCGTGCTCTTGTCTCCCAGATGGAACGCAGCGCTGCTAAGACTAAAGAGCTGACAGCACTATACGAGCATCAGGCACAAATGCTCGGAAAGACAGCACAAGAGCAGGAGGTACTCAATGCAGTCTATAAGCTCGGTGCCAATGCTACAGAGGAACAGAAGCAGCAAGTAACCCAGCTGGTTCAGAATTACCAGCAACTCCGAGATGGTTCAGACGCGACAGGAGGTAGTTTCCGAAACCTTAGTGGTGTATCACAACAGCTTGGCTGGCAGCTCCAAGACGTGGTCGTACAAGCGCAGATGGGAACCAGTGCGTTCGTCATCTTTTCCCAGCAAGGTTCTCAGCTCGCTGCTGCATTTGGCCCTACTGGTGCGTTGGTCGGTGCTGTGATCGCCGTTGCTGGTGCTATTGGCGGCGCACTGGTTAACTCCATGGGTGTCGCCGGAGAGGAAATCGACAAACTCATTGGTAAGGTCGATAAACTCAGCAAAGCAACTAAAGAACTTGCAGCAATAGAGCTCAGAAAGAAAATACAGGACGACCAACGAGCACTGGTTGAGATTGATTCAATATCCCGACTCGGTTTTCTTCAAGATAAACAGAAGTCAGGTGTTGAGTTAACTGAACGTGAGCTAAAACAGCTACTCGAATTGACTTCAAAACGTGACCAACTTTCTGATGCAATACTGACTCAAGAAGGGTATCTCGATACTTTAACCAGGTCTGAAACAGAGAATATCGAGAAATCAAAGAAAGCAATTGAAGCACAGAAAGACCTGCTTAAACAGTATGGTCTTAAAATAAAGTTTCTCAGTCAATCCGACAGAGAACAGGCAAAAGTAACAGCATCTATTCAGTTGGGTGAAGGTGCTACGAAAGACATGACTGATGCAGTCATGGCATCCATCGACGCTTATTATGATGAAAAGGCTGCGATAAAAGCAAAAGAGAAAGCCACAAAAGATGCAGCAAAAGCAAGCAAGAAAGCAGCTACTGAAGCACAAAACATTATAAAGGCTCGTGAAAGAGCATTTCTAGCCGAAACATTATCTGTAATAAAACAAACTGAAACCATTGATGAAGAATACGCACGTAGAAAAAAAATAATTGATGCTTACGTAAAAGACGTAGGAACCAACGATAGGACAGATCAAGCCTACGCCAATCTTGAGCAGTGGAGAACTCAGAAATTAACTGAAGAAACAGACAAACAAATCAAAGAGTTCCAACGTCGTGAAACAGCTCGTCAGCAAATCGAGAAAGGTCAGAATACTCGACTTTCCGGTGTCGGTGGTAACCTGGAAAATGAGAAAGCAAAATATGACGCGAACCTGAGACTACTGAACAACCAGAACTCTCAGGTTGAACGTGAGTTAGCTCGTCATCTTGCGGCACTGAAAACACAGCGTGATAACGGAAAGTTGACAGGTGACTTGTACGATATGAACGTACAGAAAGCCAATCAGGACGCACTGGCTGAACAAGCTCGAATCAATGCTTTGAAAGAAGGCGAGGAAGAACGACACACAAAAGCGATGTACGATTTCCAGATACAACTTTATTCAGCACAATTACAGTCAGTGGCTCAAGCTGCTACTGTAATGAGTAGTATCACAGACCTGATGACAACTGGGATACAGGATGTCAAGGCAAAGACTGCCGAGATGAACGATTTCCAGAAAGCAATGTTTATAATGTCTCAATCGATAGCAGCTGCCAGTGCTTTTATCAATGGAGTATCCCTTGGTTCAAAACTTGCTGAGATGTTCCCGCTGGCAGCACCTGCAATGATAGCCGCTGGTACAACTCTTGGTGCAGCTCAAGCTGGTGTGATCATGGGTACTACTTTTGCGGGTACTTTTGACAACGGTGGTGTAATTCCAGCCGGTCAGAGTGGTATCGTGTCTGAGTACGGTGATGAACTTGTCAACGGAGTAATGGTTAAAGGACCTGCTCGGGTAACATCACGTGAAGACACAGCTAAGATGATGAACAGTGGAGGAAGTAGTGTTAGTATTGTGATAGAGAACAAAATTGATGGTGCAAGTTATCGAGAAGAACGGATTGATGAAAACACGGTCAAGATCATTGCAGAAAAGGTATTCAATCAGAACATCGATAGCGGTGTTTCAAGTGTTCTTGGTAATAGAAACAGTAAGTCAACAAAACAGCTGAAATCAAACTTCTCAGTAAAAGGTAAGTACTAATGGCAACAAAAGGAGACATCAGCGACCTGGATGTGCTGTTGTACGGTGGTCAGCCTATCGTACCCCTCGTCGAGGGGTTTACTAGAACACGTCAGGGTGGTGTTATCCGATCTGACGTGTCTGGTGGAGCAAGTCGTCAGCGGAAGAAATATTATGGCACCACGCATCTTGCTCAGGCTACGTTTTACCTGAGTTCTCCTGCCATGCAGGACTTTATCCAGTTATTCATTAACAACAATGAAGGTAAGCGTTGGATTTGCTATCTGTCAGCAGACAGACCCTTGGTTGAACCTTATGTGGTTCAGGCGTTGACGGATTGGAATCACGTTGAGGTGAATTCCCTGAGAGGGTCTGTCACAGTCCAGCTTGAGATATTCAGTGCTCGTAATGAGTGTCTCGACGGAATCATCTATCCATTGTATCAGTGCATCGGTGATGACCTCTGTGAGTACCTGAAGATGTTTGGCACAATGACAGAAGGGTGGCCCCAGTCATGACTGACGAAGAGATCAGAGAAATTACTGCCAGCGCTCCAGTCAATAAAGAAACCATAGAGGTGATTGAGTTATCTGCTAGCTGGTTCACTCAGAAATACTATCTGCAACGACAAGTGACTGACGATATCGAGGTTATTCTTGAAACAGGTGAGACAGTAACTGTCAACTATGCCCCGATGAGTCTTGACAGATCGAGTAGCAATGCAGACCTCAACTATGAGCGAAATATTGTTATTCAGCAGGTCAATGACATTATTGCGTCCGAACAATCTCGATATGACGCAGACATACACAGAGATGAACTACCTCTATTTACCTCACGAGGTTACGTTTTGTATCGGAACGGCACTGTCAGTCAGATCAAACAGGCACCAATCCGACTGCCGATCCGAAAGATGCGTCGAGATGGTCAGGGTGCGTTGTTTAACGTGACCACCAAGCCAGCAAACCAAAGTGCAACAGGTGAGGTCTGTACGGTCACTCGTGTGCCGATGGTAAAAGGTTTTCTATGATAGGAAAGCATTACAACCTAACACACTACAATTGTGCTCACTTTGTTGCTGACTGGTACGAACAGTTAGGGATAGAAATACCGAGAAAGGGGGTTTTCGAACTCTCTTTTTTAGTCTGGATGCGGAAACACTTCACTAGGGTCAAGTCGCCGGTAAATAATTGTCTGGTTCTCATGACTATTGGTGGTGACCGTCATGTAGGTGTCTATGCTGATTATGGTGTTTATCATAACTACAAGATAGGGACAAAACACGGGTCGGTGGTACACTGGGACATAGGCGTAATCAACAGAAATTATGACGAGGTTACATACTGGATATGGTCACCATCCGATACTACAAAGACCCACTGACTGGGGAGTTTACCGAGCACACACATGAGCGGGTGATTGACTTCATCCGCTCTAACTTTTTTACTCGTGACGACATTCTCGACCTACGATTTTTCAGTATGGAGGTATTAGGAGAGGAACTCACCGACGAATACCTTGATATTGATGAGGGTGTAATTGCAATCACACACAACAGTAAACTTCCTCGAACACCTGACTTATGGGTGTACGCTGTGGTCGCCATTGTAGCTGCTGTAGCAACAGTTCTACTCACCCCTTCTATACAAGTGCCAAACCAAGGTAACCAGTCACAGCAGTCAGCAACAAACTCACTCGGTTCTACGCAGAACGAGGCTCGAATTGGGCAGCGTATCGACGATATTTTCGGGTACGTTTCTAAGCACATGCCGCCGTTGTGGCAAGTTCCGTATCGGGTAGGTGTTAATAACGAAGAGACAGAAGTTCTTCTATGTTGTCTTGGTCGAGGGAGATATCAGACATGGGAAGACAGGTGGTATGACGGTAACACTCGACTCATTGATATTCCCAATGCTCAACTGAGTAAATATGAACCTGGAACATGGCCTGGTAATGGCTCACCGTCTTTCCAGATTGGTTCAGATATCAACGAAAAGATTGGCATTTATCGTCAGTCTAACGATCTGAACCCAGCTGAGTTGCTGCCACCTAACGACCTGGATAATTCTCTTGGTGCGGAGTGGTCGATAACAGGAACCACACTCACTGCAACACTGCTACCAGATGGTTTCTCGATGTTGGATAGCTTCAGTGTCGGAGGTAAGGTCAAGCTCGATGGTTTCTATTTCTTCGACGACCCTGTGTCAGTGATGCTATACAGCACGTCACAACCATCCGGCTACACATTCAACGGTGGTGAGCTTTTCGTTGACCTTGGTCAAGTTGAGTATGAGGTGACAGGAGTTACTGAGACAACACTGACAATTGCTGTTCCACCTGACGCACCAATCGAGATTGTTGGCGCTTGGGCTAATATGTCAGGGTGGGTAGTACCAAAAAAATATGCCAATGCTTACGGTCAGACCGGAGTTAATTTCTACACCACCGACTCGATCATATTTACAAGCTTGTGGTACAAAGACTCAGCAAAAACTCAACCGGTAACTGTTGATATTGCGGAGGTGACACCTCTCGCAGCCAAACCGTTCGACGGTTATATCGGACCATTCAATGTCCCCGCTGATGCAGATGAAATTATCCTTAATTTTGTCAGCGCCAACGGTTTCTATAAATTAGTAGAAAATCGTGAGACCGCGATAACTGCTGATATTGAGGTGCTAGTTGAAGAGTTGACTTCTGACGGTTCACCAACTGGAAACAGTACGGTCTATCCTGTTAGTTATTCTAGCAATAACAGTATTCGTAAATCAGTATTCCAGACTAAACGAATAGATTTACCATATGAAAAAAGTCGAGTGTCATCTCGTAGAACTACTGACCGAGATAAGGGCGATAAGGTAAGTAACGTCGATATCATCGAGTGGCGTGACTTCTATTCATTCGAAAACGTGTCTGGTCTCGACCTTGGTGATGTGACTCTTGCTCATATTGTCATCCCAAGTAACTCACAATCACGACTGGTGAAAGAACGGAAGCAGAACGTTGATGTGATGCGTTTGATCACAGAATATCAAGGTAACGGTGTATTCGGTCCAGCTGAGTCATTCGCCACCGACAATTTCGCTCAGATACTCATTCACATGTCACTCGACCCATTCATCGGTCGCCAGTCGCTCGACAACATCAACGCAGATGGTTGGTTGCTTCTCTCCCAGCAGATTGAGGACTATTTCGGTTCGGCTAATGCTGTCCGGTTCGGCTATGATTTCGATGATACTCAGGTCACATATCAAGACAGCTTTGTGCAGGTTGCTCAGGTGGCTATGTGTAAACCATATGTCCAGAATGGTGTTTACGACCTGTCATTTGAGCGACAGCAGAACTCGTCGTCAATGCAGATCACATGCCGTAACAAGATGCCGAATACGGAAGTTCGAGAGGACATTTTCGAGCGTCAGTATGATGGCGTTGAGGTGACATGGCGCGATGAGGTCAGTGGTGTCAGCGAGACGTTCTATGTCCCTGAAGACCGGTCAGCCACCAACCCAGACCGAATCGACTTCAACGGCTGTATCACCCGCGAGCAAGCTTATAAATTCGCCTACCGAGTCTACAACCGTCAGATTTACAACCGCTACAATGTCACCTTTGACGTGGATGAGTTCGGTCGCAACATCATTCCTGGTAAACGGATCGACTCACCGGATGGCACTCGTTTCGTGGTGAGACCGGATGCCACTGACGGTTACCGTGTGTTCGATGGTGAGGTGGTAGAGGTGAACGGCCTGCTGGTTGAATTATCTGAACCAGTGGTGTTCGTGGACGGAGAGGACCACTATGTCACGTTCACCAAGAGCAACGGTGATAACAGTGACCCGATACTCTGCACCCAGGTTGACGACTTCACCATTGCTCTTAGTGAGCTACCTGCTGAGGCTATTTATGACGGCTACAGTATGGACCGGACTAAGTTTGTACTAGTGTCAGAGCAGTTGCGTGAGTCAATCGCTATCATCCCTGAGACTATCGAGTTCAAGATGGATGACAACGGTGCCGAGACGAACACAGTGAGTGCGATAAACTACGACAGTCGATATTATAAAAACGATTTTGATGTGGTGTAAAAGAGGGGCCTGATGGCCCCCTTAGTTTTTTAATTTATAATCACGTTTGTAGTCACTTATTGCGCTTTTATATCGAGTATATGTCCTGATAAAAGGTGAAAATGGTAGCAACACAGGCAATATCAGAAGTTGAAAAATGAAACCGATTGGTGTGTTCCATCCGTCGAAATCATGGGTGATAGAATATTTTAATTCACCAATTAACTGATGAATCTCCCAACCTACAGCCACCAACAAACCTTTCTTCTTCATTCTTGTCACTACTGCACGCGAGGAATTACCGTCGGGGTTGTACCAGTCCACCGTTGGTTTTGTTATTTCATTCTCGACATACTCGTCAAATGTCATCATCTTCTTCTTCGTCCATCAAAAGCGGGTCTACCAGTTTACGAGCACGAGTCACATAGTAATCGATGTCCACGTTGCTCATGTCGAGTCCTGCCAGTTGGTTGCATATCGTCACATTATGACCTGCTTCAACACCTGTGCGTCTTATCGGTGGTTCGGGTGTCGGTGGCTCACACTTCTCCCACATGCTGCTAGGCTGCTTGGTAGCCATCTTGTGAGCACCTGTCTTTTTGTGCTGCCAGTGATTACCGAGTCGCCATTTTTTCACCTGGTCAACGGTCGGGTCCATCAGTTTGACCAGACGGCCACCATCCTTGCTGACATAGTAGCGGGTGACTCGTTGTTGCTCCTG